CAGGCAACGCAAGCAGCAAAGCATTTGTTTCGCAAGCGGCAAAACATATCAGAATGACAATGTCAGATTGTAATAAGCGTCAGACGGGCAGGTGCCGTGAGGCACTTGTCCGTCGTTTGCGTTTCCCCGAACACCCCAATTAAAAAGAGAGGAGATTAAAACGAAGTTTTGAAATTCTCAGACGCCCCAAAATGCGTCCAACCGACCAACCGTCCAACCGTGGCAAACTTTTCAAAATCTACAAATATATGTAAGTAGTTAGTAATAAGTTAGTTAAGTAGTAATAGTAGTATAGTTGGAGTGGTTGGTTATGGTTGGTTGTTAGGTGCTTTGGGTTGGTCGTGGTTGGTTGTGGGGTTCCAACGGTTGGTTGTAGGTAGTCTCTTCCTGTGTGGTGCAGATTGCCTAAATTGCGGTGGTTGGTCGGGTTGGTTGGGTTGGTTTACATACCAACCAACGTGTAACTCGTTGATAATCAATATATATATTGTGTTGGTTGGTCGGTTGGACGGTTGGTCGCTAAAATACACCATCCTATAAACTAAAATTAAATTTCACTTTTACCTGTAAACCCTCATTATCTTACATAGACAATTAAAAACATTAAATATATATGGCAAAACATTCAAACAAGGACCGCATGGCGGTCTGGGTGCCCTGTAAAGGCTATGTCAAGCGTTGGCTGCTTGCCAACTACAACAGTCCCGATGATAATTGGGCAGAATTGGTAAATTTGTCACCGAACCGTGAGCTTGCCGAAGATTTCAGACGTAGGCTCATACGTGGCGAGGCACGACGCGACAATAGTGTGCGTGGCAGATATACTACCCAGGTGGCGATTGAGATTAGTATGGACACCTTCAACCGCTATGGCTGGATGCTCTCGCCAACAGAGACGCTGCACTTCAACTCAAGGCTTGAGCGTGAAGTTAAGCAGGTGCTGCACACTTATAGTGCTATGTTGTCAGTGACGGGTATGTCCATTGCTGAACGCATCAAACGATTCCGCAAAGCTACGGGTATCACCGAGAATGATTGGGATACCGACTCCATACGCAAAGAGCTGCAACGCAACGCTAAAATCAAAGGCGATGACGATTTTGAGAAAATTTGCAAGAAAATGGAGCAAAAATGTTGGGCGGTTCTGTCCAAAAGCGGACACATTACGGATCAAGGCAAAGAAGAGTATGAAAGAGATTAATTTTGACCACAACAACATAGGAGGACTGGCGGAGATATACGCCTTTCCTCCTAATGACTTGCTACGAGTTCGCCACGACTATCGGAGCGGCAGACATTATGTTGAGATGAAGACACGTGACAACATTGTTGCCATTCCGGTTTACCCCGACCGCTCGTTTGTGTTCGACGAACAAAAGTCTACAGCAGATGGGGGCGATTATTGGCAGGTTTCTATTGAGGGGGTCATTCCGAAGCTTCGACATGATGTGTCTGTGCTCATCGAGGTGCTTGAGCGTGGCGAGTGGCTTGTGCTTTCGCAAGACCACAATGGCATTGTGCATCTCTCTGGCTCGGTAGAGGTACCCTTGAGCTTTGCTTGCGAGAAGACTACGGGCGACTCCTACACCTCGCTCAACGGCTCGTCGTTCACATTCTCTGGCAGCCAGCCTGCTCCTTCTCTTATTATTGATATGGATGATCTGAACCACATATAAGTCGCTTATTCAGTCTGATTGCCCCGTACTTAGTCTAAGGTATGGGGCTTTTATTTCCCTAATTTTGCCGTATCACTCATATATCTATAGATTTTATGGCTAATAATGTTTTACGTATTAATGGCGAGATTTCGAGCTACACTGTGTGGCGAGTCAACCAGTTCCTGGGCGACAACAAGGGCAAGCCGGTGACCGTGCGCATGGCTTCGCCTGGTGGCGATGTCGCTTCTGCGGTGCAAATCTCACACGCTTTCGCCGACCACGGTGACGTGACACTTATTCACGACTCGTTCAACGCTTCGGCCGCGACATGGCTCTTCGGTGCCAAGACTATCAAGATGTATTCCGACTGTATGCTTTATGTGCATTGTTCGTCGAAGGAGGTGTTCTACTGGCAGAGCATGAATGCTGACCAACTCAAACAAATGGGGGTGGCAAATGCCGAAGACATCAAGCATCTTGAGAACATCGACCGCATCATTGCGGGCAAGTATGCCTCACGTGGCAAACGCTCTACTGAAGATATGCTTACTGTGATGAAGGCGCATCCATGGCTCACTGCTCAAGAGTGTCAAGACTATGGCCTTATCGACGAGATTATCAACGAGAAGGCACCTGCCAAGGCTGCCAACGAGATGCTCAGTGCTTTCCGCAACTGCGCAATTCCTATTCCTGAGGACGGCGGACTATCCGACGAGCGTTCGTTCTTTCAGAAGCTCGGAGAGATGCTCGGCTTGACAAAAGGCGATAATTCAACATTTAACCAACCTCCAACAACAACGACAATGAATAAAAAGTTTATTAATGTCAACACCCTTCTCAATGTCGAGGGGCTTGACGAGAACGACTCTAAGGTCGTGCTCACCACTAATCAGATCCAGGTTATCGAAGACAAGATTGTTGAGCTGCAGGGCAAGGTCGAGAATCATGGCAACCTTGAGAAGCAGTTCTCTGATAAACTCGATGAGTTCTCTGACGAAGTGAAGAACATCAAGGGTTTAGACGCTAAGATTTCAAAAATCAAGCAGATGTTTGACAAGATTCCGGCTACTGCCACCCCAGCAGCTGCTACACAGCAAGAGCCAGTTGACGAGTTTGCTGACATCCGCAAAGATCCTATCAACAACTTCTACGACGAATAATCCTAAATTGGTATAATATATGAATTTTAATGATCCTATTGATATCACCGCCGTCAATACCGCGGTGAAGGCGCATAGCAAGCAGATTCTTGCTATCGACCATCAGGCTGCTGACGCTATGCTGCGTCACATGACCCCTATGGTGGGTATTACTGACTCTTACACTTTTACTGAGGCTTACTTCAAGTCGGTGTCATCTAGATACACTGGTGTTTTTAAAGATCAGAAGAACATCGGTTCGTTTGGCAACCGTACTCTTACTGTGCATCCATGCGTTATCGAAATTCTTGATGAGCCTGAGCGTTATCGTCGTACTTATATCACAGAGGTACGTGGTGCTCTTGAGATTGCCAAGCATCCTTTCGAAATTTGGCTTATCAACCGCATTCTGCAGCAGGCTTCAGAAGATCTTCTACCTTGTATCTGGACTGCTAAGTATGACGAGACTGGAGCCAAGACTGACCTGAAGGATTCGTTTGACGGTCTCGGTGTTCACATCAAGAATGCTAAGGCTGATAAGACCATTGACGCCGAGAAAGGCAACCTCGTAGCTACGGGCAAGTTTACTCGTGCCGATGTGGGCGACAAGATGCTCTCGATGTGGCGACATATGCCTGAGCTGTTCCGCAACCAGAAGTCTAAGATGTACATTCCTTTCGCCGTGGGCGATATGTACGATGATTGGTTCGCAGATGAGCATCCTAATGTGCATGAGCCTGGTCAGTCGCCAGACGAGACCAAGCAGCAGACTCTCTACGGCACTAAGGGTATGTGCGAGATTGTACGCTGTTCTGGTATGCCAGACGACTCATCATTCTCTATGCTGACCCTTCAGAGCAACGTTGTCTATGGTATGGACAAGCAGAGCGATATGCGCAAGCTGCGTGCGGTGCCGGCTGACTACATGTTCAAGGCTCTCGGCAAGTACGTCTTCGGTACTCAGTTCACTACATTCCGCAGAGAGATATTCTGCTGCAACGATCAGCCAGTCGATCCTGCTGACGTTTAATTGTTTCACCTTATAATATATAATGTATGGCTGCAAATACTAAAAAGTGTTACGAACTCGCCGACATAGACCCTGCTCTTGAGTGTGATGCCCAGGACAATATGGGTGGTGTCGTTGAGAGCGTGATTTTCGGCTACCACAATGAGGTGGCTACTTGGCCAGACTTTCCCGTTGTCAAGGAGACCGCGATGACTCTTGATGAAGCGGGTGCACTGTCTGGTGATGTGGTGATGGCTAACGGCAGCAAGGCTTACAAGTTTGCCTTTACCGACAACACTGGCTCATTCACCATCAAGCCGCAGGGTGAGACTGGTGGCGAGTCGTTCCTTATGGAGCTGACGATGGTCTCGGCTCGCATCCGCAAGAAGATTCTCGGCTTCATGAATGCTACCAAGGGTCGCAAGCTCTTCTTCATTGTCGAGGACAACAACGGCCTTCGCTACCTTATGGGCGACTCTCGACGTGGTGCTATCCTCGCTTCAGACAGCGATGGTGCCACTACTGGCTCGTCTCCTACTGAGCGCAACCAAACCACTCTCAAGTTCCAGTTCACTTCGCCACGTGCTCTCGCATACGAAGGCGACTGTGAGAACTTACTTACTGCTGCAGGCGGTTAGACTTCTTCATAGCGTTTTATTGTTATAGTTTCTGGTTTCATTTTCCTCCACGGCAGCGGTCGTGGAGGTTTTTTATTGTCCTTAGCTATCGCTTTTTTAATCGCTATTTTTGTGACGGTATAATATAATAATGTTATTTGTTTTATGAAACTTTCTCAAGATTACTTTGACGCTCGCACGCAGGCCATGAAGTGGCTCGCTATGGCAGTCAACAAGCGCAACTTTGCTGTTGGTCTTCAGATCCTTGGCAAGTCGGGCTACAAGCCTAATGTGCATGCTATGCTTGTGCGCAAGGGTGAGAAGCCTTGGACTGTCGAGAAGCTTACAACGTGTCTGCGCGATGTCATCCAGGTCTACTACAACCCTGACGACCCTCGGTTTGCCGAGGTTCCCGATGTAGACGACCTTAACGATCGTGATGGCGAGCATCAGTCGGTTAATGAGCAGGAGTCTATGGCTAAGTCGGCTGACACCACGTCGTTCAAGCAGATGCCTGAGGTTATGCAGCTTGTTGTCAAGGCTTATGCCGATGCGTACAAGCAGCGTGCTAAACTTGCAAGGCAGCGTACTGAGATTGGCGAGAACAACGATGATGAGTCAGTGGCTCGACGCAAGCAGATTGGCGAGCAGATGGACCAGCTTACTTCTTATATGGATGCTCTCGCTCCGCTTAAAGAGGCTTACGACAGTAATGGCTCTGTTCCTTCTCGCGAAGACTATGACAAGATTGCTGCAGGTGTCATGCAGACTGAAGCCAAGCCGGTCAAGGCTGACAACACCAGTGTTGACTACAAGTCCATGGATACCGACTCGCTGCGCAAGCGTCGCAAGTCGCTCACCAATCAGATCACTCGCAAGGAGAACCAGCTGCTCTATCAGTCTGACTCTAAGCAGGCGGTCGAGAAACCGTTGCCGGACTCTCCTAAGCGTGTGAAGCTTCTCAAGCAGGTCGAGAACCTAAAAGCGGAGCGCTCTAAGCTAGAATACGAACTTGCTGAGAGACAATGATCCTGGAGCCTTCTTCTGTCAAGTCACCAAGCAAGAGCGATGTTCCCGATGCGGATCATCGCTCTCGTGTTAATGTGCTCGACCGTTCTGAGTCTGACATCGAGGCCATTGCTGACGTGCTTGAACGCACCTCGCAACTTGGCACCATCAATCAGGGCATCGACAAGCACTTCTACAGCAATGGTGCCTTCAACCTGGTGCAGCTTATACTCTATGTGCTTAAGCAGACAGGCCCGGCTCATGTGTTCCTGTCAACTTACTCTATTGCAGAGGACTCTATTTCCACTCTTCGCCGGTATGTCGACGATGGCACAATTCTTTCAATACATTTCCTCATCGACAACCGTGTGCGTTCTATTTCCCCTAAGCCTTTCGCTCATCTTATTGCATCGTTCCCCGATGCCTACCGTTGCACTTCTCTTCATGCCAAGGTTGCGCTCATCAGCAACGACGACTGGCATATCAGCATTGTGGGCAGCCAGAACGCTACGCACAACCCTAAGCTCGAGCGGGGCATTATACACACGTCAGAGGATATCTGGCGTTTTGACAATAATATAATGTATGATCAGTTTGACAAAGGAGCAAAGTGAGGCACTTGAGGATATGGCTTATTGCCTTATACCATTGCCTCTCATTGCCATCAACCTCGAAATCGAGGAGTTTGAGCTTAAGGAACTGTTGCAGCAGCCTTCACCAGTGCGCACCGCTTACTATCGTGGCTATATTCGGCAGAAGATGGAGGTGCAGCGCTCTATCATTCAGGCTGCGCAGAATGGGTCCAACCCGGCTATCGAACAGCTTATCAAAATGCTCAACGACATATCAAATCAACTTAAGTATTAAGTATGGTTAGAGAATACAAATCTATAGCAAAACTCACACACGACGAGATTGAGGCGCATATCGTCGACCCCGACAACAATCCGCTACCTGAGCGCTGCCGTGAACAGTTCGGGCGTGTGCTCTCAGCTGCCCGATTGCTCGACGACTATCCCAACGACAACCACGTCATCAGGCTTATGCGTGCCAAGTATGATGTGTCGCCGTCGACTGTTCGTCGTGACATAGCCCTGGCACGGCAGCTCTACAAGTCGCGCCATACATTCGACTGGGATTTTTGGCAGGCGTGGATGATTAAGGACCAACTTGAGCTCATTCGTGAGTGCAAGCTGCGTGGCGACACCAAGGAGTGGAACAAGGCAAAACTTGTTCTTCACAAAATCATTGGCGAGCGCCCCATGGGCGAGGAGGACCCACGTCGTATGCAAGCCAACCAATTCTTTATCCAAATCGTGCAAAACGGTCAAACTCAGAACGTTTCGCTCGGTGATGTGCGCAATTACAGCGACCGAGATAAAAAAGAACTAATCGATAACCTTTATCAGCCTATCGACGATGCTCAGGCTGAAGAAATTATGGACACATGACAAACAACAAGCAAGACTACTGGCAAGAGGATATACACGTCAACCGCGTGCAGTATGCCTACCTTATGTTGCAGGCCAAGAACAAGTATGCTATTATGTCGCGTGGTACTGGCAAGTCGTTTATCGTTGGTGCCGAGGTCGACGAGAATGTGCGCATTATGCCACGTGGCATTACTACCATTGCTCAAGCCACCATCGGGCAGGCTCTCACTAAGACGCTTCCGTCTACTTTCAAGATGCTTGAGATGCTTGGATACAAGCCCTACGACTACGACACGCACACTGGCGACTATGTGGTATGCAAGCGTCCGCCTGACTCGTTCATCAGGCCTTATGAGCACCTCATGCAGTTCGATCACGTTATTTCCTTCAGCAACGGCCACTGTCTTTACATACTCACCCAGGAGGGCAATAGCCGTGGTCCTAATGCCGACTTCAACGTTACCGACGAGGCTTTGACTATCAACAAGGAGAAGTTCGACCAGGAGGTGGCGCCTACCAACCGTGGCAATGAGTGTATCTTCGGCAAACGTGCTGAGCATCCTATTGTCAAGCACCATGGCAACGCTTTTCTCTCTTCTATGCCTTACACCGCTCAGCAGAAGTGGCTGCTTGCTCCGGCTGAATACTATGAGAAGGAGCGTGGCATCCCGCTTTTTCAAAAGTGGAACCGCATGGTGTCGATACAGATGCAGCTCATAGAGGCTTATATAGCTCACGACCGGCAGCTGTTTCGTGATCTTTGGAATGAGGCTGTGCGCATGCGACACGAGCTTACGCCATTTGTGTCGAAGGACTCGACACTCTTTATCCTCGGTTCGGTGTTCGACAATATCGAGAACCTCGGTATGTCGTACATCGTCAACCAGTACCGAGTGATGGATAAACTCTCCTTCATGGTCGAGATTCTCAACTTTGTGCTCGACAAGGTTGACCATTGTTATTATAAGCTCGACGATCGTCACCTCTACTACAACGCTACTAATGACAGCTATCTGCGTGACTTCGCTGAGAACCACGACTACAACTGGCAAGATCTTGCAAAGGCTAACGACTCACGTGCAGACCTTGACTGCGACCCTACACAGCCTCTTGAGATTTCAACCGACTGGGGTTCCGCTGCCTCCTTCTTATCTGTTGGTCAGGAGCGTATGTACGACTTCGCGTCTAAGCTATTGGTGCAGGCTCCAGTTGACTGTGTTATCAATGAGTTCTTCGTGCGCCGTGATGACGAGACCGACACCGAGGTTAATGCCCTTGCAGACAAGTTCATCACCTACTACGAGCATCATGCCTGCAAGCGCCTTACATTCTACCGTGACCGCTATGGCGATGCTCGACGTGCCAATGCCAAGAAGTCGTACAATGAGTTGTTCATCGAGCGTCTACAGAGGTTTGGCTGGACTGTTGAGCAACGTGTGCATCCTGGCATGGAGCCACCGCAGCATGAGAAGTTCTTGCTCTGGACATACATCTTATCCGAGACCGACCCTCGCTTCCCTCATGTGCGTTTCAATGCCACACGCTGCCGTTATACGCTTATCTCTATGCAGAATACTCGTGTGATTGAGGACTCGCAAGGACGTTTTGCCAAAGACAAGAGTTCTGAGCGCAAACAGACCATTCTGCCCGAAGAGGCTACACACTTCGGCGACTGTGTAGACAAGCGCATCTGGACCAAGTACCACACTCGCCTTCAAGGTCTCAATTCTTCATTTGTAGACGCTCGTGTTTGAATCGCTTTTTCTGTCGCTTTGCCGACCGCTCGCTATCCGCTTAGGACTGCTTGCGGTCTTTTTTTGTGCGCTGTTGGGTGCATGGGGGTAGTCATATTTGAACTGAAAGGCGCACGTTTGGGCGCAGCTTTCGGTAGGGCGCGGCTGGCTACGTTGTGACGTAGGAGCGGACTTTTTAAAAAAGTCCACACGAAAACCCTTTAAATAAGGTATACTTAACATATTTTAATGAAACAATTTTGCCCCGAAAATCGGCTGTTTTGCTTAACGCTCAAGCTACAAAACAGCCGATTTTCGGGGATTTTGGTATGTGCGCCTTGCACATGGTGGTTGTTTGACGTCTTCTGTCGCAGCCGAGAGCCTTTTTTATATGGTATTGGCATCAGCTCGATATTCGTTTTTTACTCCGCGAAGTTACGACGGACGGCTATCGGTCAAGTATCGCTACGCTAAAGATTCTGAATTTTTATGGCAGCCTTCCGAGTTTATCCTTCCTACGGATACCTCCCTAAACTTGGTTTTCCATAAAAATTCCGATTCTTTTCCTTGCTCTTTCGCCTTGCTTCCGTCGTTTTGTTGCGGTGTAAAAAGCGAAATTCGACCCGACGTGAATGTTTTTCTAAAAAAAAACTCTCGACAGCGATTCAGACGAGTTGTAAAAAGCTCCTTTCTCGCCTCGGAGAATATTTATTTAAGGAGGACAAAAAATGAAAACAGCCAACTACTACAATTATTTGCCACAACGCTTTGCAACTGATGACGTGCGAGCTAACCAAGTGAGACGCTTTATATATGCGTTCAAGAGTGGCGAGCGCAAAGCCGTTGATTTTGCAATCGACATCGTATCTGTTACCCTTACAAAGTGGTATGGCGCAAGTTGCCAAGATTATGTGTTGTGTTGCGTTCCGGCTGCAACCAATTCCAAGTATATCCGCCGTTTCAAACGTTTTGCAGCCGAGGTGAGCAAGCGCACCGGCATACAGAACGGCACTAAGCACGTGAACATTGCAGGTATGCGTGAAGCCAAGCACAACAATGCTCATCATATCGTTAGCGAGTCGTTCGGTTATGCGGTTAGCACAGACCACGAATTTTTTGAAGGCAAGAATGTTATACTTTTTGACGACCTTATTACTACAGGCGCAACGGCAAACGAGTTTGCCGAAGAACTTGAAGCCGTAGGAGCTAACGTGTTGGGAGCTATGTTTTTAGCTCGCACCATAAGAATGAAACAAACCACTAAATAACATACAACATTATGACAACCAATTATTCAGACCTCGCACGTGAGGAACGCCCCGACTACAAAGTGTATAACAGCGGTTTTTCTTCGCTCAATGCCGTTGAGCTTATAAGTCTTGTTATCGGGCAAGGCAAGGATGCAAGCACAGCCGTAAGGCAGGCAAGGCAAATCGTGAACATTTGTGACGGCAGTCTAAGGGATTTGGCGAGAAGACGCACCGAAGAACTTGAGGTTGTGCAAGGTGTAGGCGCAAAGACTGCTATGGCGCTTGCAGCCGCTTTTGAACTTGCCAAGCGTATCGAGCACGAAGAGACAGCCGACCGAGTTTTTTTTAGAAATGCCACTGAGGTTTGGCGGTATTTCCGCCCATTGATAGGCACGGCAGACCACGAGGAGGCACACGTGCTGCTGATGAACAACCGCTTTAAACTAATTAAAGCGGTGAAGCTATCGAGCGGAGGATTGACTGAGACAGCGGTTGATGTTAGGGTAATACTTAAAGAGGCTTTGCTGAACAATGCAACTACACTAACCCTAATACACAACCATCCAAGCGGTTTTCCTCGTCCAAGTAGCGACGACGACCGACTGACGCAGAAACTCAAAAAAGCAGCCGAAACAATGCGTATATATATGGTTGACCACGTGATAGTAACAGCCGATTGCTACTACAGCTATTCCGAAGAGGGTAAGATATAGAGCAAGCCCGACCCCACACAATGAGGTCGGGCATTTTTGTGACCATTTTGTTGACGTCAACAAAATGGTGGGTCCCGCCCACCCACCCCTGTTTTGGTAAAAAGCCACGAGGCTTTTTTTATGTTTTTTCTCATTTACTAACAAAAAAGTTAGTAAATTATTTGCATACTATCCAAAAAGTTAGTACCTTTGCATTGTTCAATTAAGAAGCATTATATATGAAGAAACAAGAGACAATTAAAATGAATGTGACTCCTGAGGAGGAGGAACTAATTAAGGCAATCCGCAATTATTGCAACAGTTATCCTAATGGTTATCCAGACCTGCTCGACTATGCAGAGGACTTGTTCCAGAGGATGACGGACATGCCTAAGGATTAAAGATTAACAACGGTTCTCCCTTCGGGGAGAGCCTTTAGATAAACAATATAAAAAGATAATCGTTATGGAAGTAGTAGCAAGACAGAAGCAAGAGAAGATAACCGATATGAAGAAGCGTATGCGTGACATTTACCTTGCTGTGTCATGGCGTGAGATTTCTCGCACTTACTTTGACAAGTCGGTATCGTGGTTTCAGCAGAAGATGTATGGCATAGACGGAAATGGTGGCGTTGGTGGTTTCACTCCAGAAGAGGCTGACAATCTATATTGTGCCCTCAACGACCTCGCCGACCGCATACGTCATGCGGCAGACAATATAAAAGCTCCGGCTACAAATGCGCCGTTTAATTGAACACCAAGTCGCCGTTAGAGCTTCCGGCGCACTTAACTTATTTATTGACACCTGCCCCTGGAGCTTCGGCTTCAGGGGCTTTTTTGTGCCATTACAGCAAAAAGTAGATTGAAAGCCTCGTTTTTGGCTAAAGAAATCTACTTTTTGTGCAAAACAATCTACTTTTTTCTTTGGTGTTGTGCGATATTTTTTCTATAGCCATCACGAACGTATACCGTACTTATTATCTTGCGCCCTTTGCCCTTATAAGGTGCCGATAATATATATATAGGTGCGATTTCTGCTTGCTACCAAATGTATCTTTGCTTGCTACCAAATGTAGCTTTGATTGCTGTCAAATGTAGCTTTGATTGCTGTCAAATGTAGCTTTGATTGCTATCAAATTCCTTGATTTATTCCTTTTCATTCCTTTTCATTCCTTGCGGAGCACTTTTTTGAAAGATTTTCGCCAAAATCCTTGCACGTCTCAATCTTATTGCATACCTTTGCCATCGCTACAATTAAAGTGCGGAGCACTCCGCATAAACAAAGGGCGAGACAATATGTTCAAGCCCGACCAACATTTTTATTAAGGTTGTGGGCTTATTTTTTTGCCCGTACCTTGCCGCATTAAGCCAGGGGCTCGCCCTTTGTTTATGCGGAGCACTCCGCATAGTGTGGAGATGCAAATGACAGAATACGGCGGTTCGCCTTCCACGTGTTTTTATTGCCCTTTGTGGCGGAAAGCACTTTAGTTGTAGCAGACGAGGAAGGACGAGCCGCTTTTTTCGTACCCCTACGTCAACCGTACCCGACGGATTCGGGCATAAGGCTACAACTAAAGTGTATTATGCAAACAACTGCATCAATTCAGCGCACAGCTCAGTTGCGCCCGTTGTCAACAGTCGACTTCAAGACAGCCGTCAAGGCTTATGTCAACGGAAAGAGCAAGTCATTCACACGTATCTGCGGATTCGACATCACACGTCGTGAGGTCATCCGCGTCAATCTCGCTTTCATCGCTATGCTATTCGGAGCTGCTGCTGCCGAAACATCGTTAATCATTACGCTACTTTGTGTTGCACTCGCGGGCTATAATGTCTATCGCCTTAATATAGAGGATAAAGACAACTGGCTGAAAGATGAAGAGCGCATCGAAATGGAGAAAGGAGGTGAAGCATGAACCTTATAGAAAAGGACTTCGAGCATCTCGGCAGAACCGAGAAGTCGAACTTTATTTCAGAAAATATAGAGTACGCTTCGCCTCAGGCTGTTGGCAAATACGTGAAGAGCTATCTTTTTGATGTGCTCAAGAGCGTGAACGACGATGGCTACATTATAGACTATATTACAGAACGTGGCTATAAGGTGGAGAAGAAGCAGCCTAACGAGCAGCTGCCTTATGTAGACTGGAACAACACGGGATTTATGAACGAGATGTCGATGGTGTTTGTTCGTAGCTATGCTCCCAAAAACAATTTCCAGAAGGAGCTGGTTCGCTTACTCAGTCCGCTGCATGGCATGTGTGTGATGACAGAAAGAGTGGATGATATATATCATGATATTGCGGGTCTTGTTGAAGTTCTGTCAAATAAATATCCACGACGCAACACTAAAGCCCATTTTTGTTATGGCAAGAAACATGACTGCTATGGCCAAGAGTGTAAGGCGATTTGGATAGATGACATCAAGGATTCCTCGCCAGATGGGAATAACGTGGTTTGCGTATATTTCTATCCGCTTAAGGGTATGCTGCATTATGTCAACGATAATGGTATTGGACACATGTGCGCTGTGCCATTTGAATCGGACAGAACAACTTGGGCTATGGAGTTTAACAACGTTTTGGAGAAGGAAGGAGGTGAGGGATGAAAGTGAAGCATGGTTTGTACCGCAAATACCGCGAGAAGAACAATGTGCTATATAACACTTATCGTTATAGAGTAGAGGCGAATTTGCGACCTGTGCGGAAGTTTAAAAAAATGAGCTACCGCAAGAGGGCTAATATTGCTCGCATAAGAAGTAAGATTCTTGCCTTGGCTGTTATAGAATTAGAGCTGAAAAACGACACTGATTTTTCGTCGGTTAATTCAATCATTAATGATTGGAAAGGAGGTGAGCGATGAACCCTAACAACATTCAGCAGAGCCAGCAGCCTAAGAAGGATGGCATAGAAATGAAGTATGCGACACGCTCGATAGTGCGTGAGCTTGACGATGACATACAGAACGGCAGGGTTACGGACATGATAGAGTTTTTGACGAATGTAGGCGAGCGGATGCTGTCGAAGACGATGGACGGCTCGATGCAGGACCGTGAGCTGCAAGAGTATAAAGACTACTTCTACGACATAGAAATAATAAACTTAACGATACGGTTTCTGAAGAATCTGAACCGAAACTGCCCCGATAACTTCAAGCCGGAAAGGAGGTGTGCTGTATGGGGAAGATAGGATTTGTGCCGACTTTGGAGCGTGACGACGAGGAGAAGCAGGATGTGCGCAAGAATGAGCCTGAGGATGGCTTGTACTTTAAGTGTCTTATGTCTGATAACTTTGCTGTGACTGGCGAGCGAAAGAGGCTTATACTAAGGTCGAGTCGTGAGATAGCCTACATGCTACGCAATACTTACCCAGTGACTACTGAGGAGGTGGCTAAGCTGATGAAGGCTATGGACTTTAAGATGGAGCTTGTTGATGGTGAGCCGTTGTGGCGCCTGTACGAGCTGCAAGATTTGGAGGTGTGACATAGACTTTTTTTTCTGAAAAATACATTTTTCGAACTTACATTTTTTTGTGCGGTGCGCTCTATGTGAATAGGGTGCACCGCTTTTTTTGTCCTATGTGGTGGCTCACATATTATATACCTTTGTGAGCGTAATCGTTTGACTTTAAATTAATATGGGATTCTTGAATAAGTTTTTGATGTCGTATGGCTACGATAGCGGTCGTGCTCTGATGCAGAGTGTGTTCCCCTCGAGCAAATATATAGGCATGGGGCATAGCTTTGCTCTGTCGTCGTTTTGGGGTTTGGTGTGCTCGGTGCTTGGTGTGTGGCCAGTGCTTTTGATAGCCATGGTGTTGATTATGCTGGTGGAGCTTGTCACGGGCATTGTGGCGAGCCACAAGCGCAAAGAACAGTTTGAGAGCGCCAAGTTCTCAAGGTTCCTTCTGAAGCTGTGCATCTGGTTTGTGCTGTTTGTGGCTTGCCAGATGTTTAAGTGGTTCGCAGCGCAGTATGACGCGGGTTCGCTGACATGGCTTGTGGGCGCCTGGTTTTTCGACGTTCTGACGGTGATTTTGATGGTTGCCTTTGTAGTGGAGAACACCGTGAGCATCCTTGAGAACTTGGCTTGCATCGACGGCAAGGACAAGAGCTTCTACGTCAATATGGTGCTGAAGGCCATGGGTGCTGCCTTTGACAGGCTTATGGGTAAAAAAGCAGGTTGTAACAATTAAGGTATATTTATTAGGTTAGGTTTAAGTATTGGTTTGTTATGAAGCACTTAAAATGCTGTGTGTTAGCCTTAATAATTTTGGTGGCTCTTGCCATAGTCTTTGCCATTGGTAGGTGTACCGGTGCGAGGGTTGTGGCAGAGCCACGAGTTGACTACGATGATCCGCTGTTGTCGATGCCGACGACTGTGGACACAATATATGTTCCGTTGCCGAGCAAGACGGTGAAGGAGTTGGTGCCTGTGGATATTGACACGGGCGCCATTGTCGAAGCCTATTTCTCCCTGCACGTATACCGCGACACGCTGCGTGCCTCGGCACCGGGCAAGCTCGGTGGCAGCGCTGTTGCGGTAATAAGCGACACGATAGCCCATAACGTGATAGCAGGTCGATCAGTGAGTCTCACGTTCACACCGAATAGACTCGCGACGACTCGCTCCGTAGACCTGCTATCTACTTGGGGTTTGGGCAATACATCTGTGCTAGCAGGCTATAGATATGGACGCTGGACGATGTATGCTGGTTATAACTTTTCGAGCCGTGCTCCTACTGCAGGTGTAGGCTATCGTATTTTTAATTGGTGAAAATAAAATGTTTTGAAATAATATGGAGCTTTCTTCTTTGCCATCCACAATATTCTCACCCTCAGCCGACGATATTAGTATCCCGGCTGAGGGTGATATTGTTGTTGCCATGACCATAACAGACGGGTCGGGCAAGATTGTTTTTGATAATTCGTCTAATTTTACTCCAGGTAGTGATGGCCTTGTGCATATTGCCGAACTTTCGGAACTTGTCAATGCTGCAGTACTATCTATGTTTAATCCCAACACTATGCTTGATGCAGGCTGTCGTACAGCCTCCTGCTCGCTTAAAGTGGCTGTCAAGGGTGGTACATCTGCCACCTCGCACGCTCTATATATGTGGCGCTATCACACAGATTTGAAGCCGATGTTTGCTACACAGATGCGTAACAGATGTATAATCGAGGGGCAACCATTGCCGGTTAATGTGCTTACGGTTGGCATGTCGGGGTTGACGGTGGCGATCGGTGCTGCTTATAAGCGTGCTAACAACGAGGGTCTGGTATGGAAAGAGGTGGTTGTTGACGTTGACTGCTCTAATGACTACTTTACTATACTCGCCGATATCGACAGCGTCAAACAGCTTACAGCTGCGCCTACCGACTCTAAGCTGTTATACTATGTACTCACGCTCAACAAAGACGGCAAGCAGGTTGATTGCATACGCTGTGATATAGATCGTACTACTCGTCCTTCGGTTGCTACTCATTTTATATATTTTAATCTATTTGGAGTGCCTGAGTGCGTAACGTTCCGAGGCAAAGATGTCGAAGAGCAAGAGCTTGACAGCGACTTCGGTTATGCGGGGCGAGAGTATGTGCGCCTCGATCCGCTGCTTACTGAGAGCCACAAGTCGCACTCAGGTTGGCTTACTTCCGAGGAGCGACATGCTGTCTATGACTTCATGTCGTCTCCTTATGCCTTTGTCCATATTGACGGCGAGCTTCGACGCATCACCATCACAGAGGTTGATTCTTCTATTTCACGCCCTGCTAACGAGCCTCAGTCGGTTGCCGTTACGTGGCGATACGCCGAGGAGCGTCTTATGCGTCAGCCGTTTGTCACTCCCGACACTGGCAATGCTGCTGTGTTCGCACATCCTCCATTTGACAAAACTTTCTCTTAATTATGCCAGATACCAAGACTACTATGTACGCGAGCACGATGCTCGCCGATCTCGATATACGCACCGACCGCTTTGGCAAACGGCGCATTTTCTCTATTAAGTTCGCCACCAAAGATGGCCGGCTGCGATTTCTGCCCACCGCCTATGTCACAGGCTGCAAAGGCATGGACATGAAGCGACTACGCTTCCGTGGCATTCAGCCTTGCGACTGCAAGGGCAATCCGGAGCTGCACGTTGTTCCGGTGAAGATTACTAACATTATCGAATATAACTCTCACATCATAGACTGGAGCAATGGATATTCTATACAATAATGAGGGCGTGCCTCTGATGATGCATTCAGACATCGCCTTCTACGACACCAAGCTCGACAAACAGACTGCCGACGAGCGACGACGTGTGCTGTTCCCTTACGACGACACCAGACACGACTTTATTGAGGTGGCTGGACAGCGTGTGCTATCGTGGGGCAAAGACAATCTGTTCCCATGGCACGCTGCCGAGACGGTGCGCAATACCACGGTGCTTAACACTGGTCTTAGGTTCTTGCGCAACTTGACTATGGGCCAAGGCATCTTTGCCTGCAAGGTGAAGGGCTACAACGACAAGGGCGACGAGATATTGCAGCCTGTCGAGGATAGCTCTTATCAGCGATTTGTGGGTTCACGTATGGTGCGCCGATATATGGAGAAGACGCTGCGAGACTTCCTGAAGGTGGGCATCTCGGCTGTGCAGTTTGTGCCTAACGCTGCGGGCAACAAGATTATTGGTCTTAACGCGATCAATAGCCTTTACTTCCGCTTTACTGAGCCGCTTGATGCTATGGGCTCGCAGAACTGCGTGGTTAGTGGCTCGTGGGACCTCTCGCCGAGTAGCTACTCAATATTGCCCCTGCTGTCGGACTACTCGCCCGAGAACCATGCCGAGTTGCTGCGCTTTATGGGCAAGATGAAGGGTGGCTTTGTCTACCCGGTGCGCGACTCCTGGAGCAACGACGACATATATGGCGAGCCGATATGGTGGCCGGCATACGTGGCAGGTTGGGTTGACATCGCTCACATGGTGCCACAGTTTTTGAAAAAGGCTTATAAGAATCAGACGACATGGAAGTGGCATGTGCAAATTCCTTACTCGTTTTGGGATAAGAAATTCCCATTGACGGAGTTTAAGGATGCTAACTTGCGTAGTCAGGCTATCGACAAGTATATGTCGAGCATCGAGAAGAACCTTTTGGGCGCGGAGAACGCCGAGAAGCCAATCTTCACCAACTATGCCGTGAACGAGATGAACGGTCGCATCGAGGAGGAGTGGAAGATTCTTCCACTATCGAACAAATACTCAGCTGGCCAAGAGAATCTTGTGACATCGGCTGCTGCCAACTCTGAGATTTTATTCTCGCTCATGGTCAACCCTAACGTGCTCGGCGCTGGTATGCCGGGCGGTTCCTATGCCGGCAACCAGGGCGGATCAAACATTCGTGAGGCATTCCTCGTGAATATTGCCAACTCGTGGATTGATCGTCAGAATATACTCGACCCTCTACAGCTCTATATGCAGCTCAATGGTGCTCCTGATGATCTACAACTACGTTTCCGCAATACTATACTTACAACCCTCGACACTGGTGCTGGCACTTCGCACCAGTTGTCATAATTCTTTTTACAACTATGCTATTCTCACAGTCTAAGTGGGACAACGGCAAACAGATGTCGCCGTTTGTACCCGTGTCGGCGTCGCTCTCTTGGCAGAAGATGCAGGCGCCTATCGAGTCTGCCGAACAACAGTTTCTTATGCCTCTGCTTGGCGAGCAGATGATGCAGCGTCTTGGCCAGTTGGCTGACAACATGCCTGAGGGCGACTCGTTGGCTCCGCAATTGGTGCAGACTGCACGTCGTGCTGTGGCCAACCTTGCCTTCTGGCTGCACTTTGACGCTCTGAACCTGCGCATATCCGACCAGGGCTTCCAACGCCAGGGCTCGGCAGACTGGCAGGGTGCCTACAAGTATCAGGAGGACAGGCTGCGCAAGGGGTTCAAGAATGCCGGATTCAATGCTCTCGACTTTCTGCTTGACTTCATCGAGGATCATCTGAAGGATTATCCGGAGTACTTGACTTCGCCTTGCTACCAAGATCGCAGCAAGGCTATTGTGAGGTCGGCACGTGAGGCCAACCAGTTTGTCTTTATCAACTCTTCGCACATCGTCTTTATGCGTCTTAAGGGTGAGTTCCGCACGGTTGAGGAGTATGACCTTTGCGCTGTGCTTGGCGAGAAGCTCTACAGACAGCTGCGAGGGTGGCTGTCGGGCGAGGCTGAGTTTCCGGCCGACGAGTGTGTGTGTACGCTTGAGCAGCTGCGCATGGCGTGTGCCGACTTTGTGGTGAAGAAGGCTGCTTCGAGGCTGATGAGACAGACTGGCTCGCTTACGGAGCGTGGTCTGTACTTCAATTCTACCGAATCGGGTTCGCTTGGCAACGACATCGAGAAGCCTGCCACTGACCGCCAGATAGGCGACCGCTGCGCTATGGCTGACGTCGACGCGCACAGAGCCGAGGCTTCGCTGCGCTGCTTTCTTCATAATTATATGGGCGCGATTGTCGGTGAACGGACTACGGGCCCTATACGTGACAACGATAATCATGTGGCTTTCTTCGCAATGTAGTATGAAGCATATCAAAATAACTTACAAGGGCAAGGTCTACGAGCGAGACATTGCCACGGAGTGGGATGAGCTGGATGCCGAGGGGCTGAAGCTGGCGGCGTTGTTGTGGTCGGGCGGGTTGCCGAGAGACAAGTTGCTGGCTTCGTTCTATGCCATTCCGGCAAGTGTGGTGAAGGCTCTCGACAGCTATCTTGTGTATTGCCTGACGGAGATGACGACGTGGTTGCGCCGCTTGGACGACAGTGTGGACAACTTCAAGATTGAGGAGTTGCCTGATACGGGCTACTTTGCCCCGGCTCCAAGACTTGGAGGTTGCACGCTCGAGCAGTTTATGATGGCTGACACCCACTTCCAGCGCTATGCTATAAGCCAAGACGCTGACCACCTGACGCTGTTCATAGCTGCGCTATACCATGCCAAGAGGCAACGCGACGACGACATGGGCGCAAAGGTGAAGGTGGTTGAGGGCTTAGACGAGACTGTGAGACAGGCTGTGTTCTTGAACTTTATACTCGTCAGGCGGTGGCTGTCGCGGTCGTATCCTTATCTGTTTCCGCCACAGCAAGAGGCTGATGACGACGACGGCGAGGTGAAGCGCACCAAGCGTAAAAAGCGCCTGAAGCCTCAGGCTACAGACTGGCTTGCCATCTTCGACGCCTTTATGGGCGATGATGTGGCCTTTATTGAGCGATACAAGCGTATGAGTGCGCTTGATGCCTTCAGACTGATGAACCGTCGCATCAAGCAATCGAGACAACCTAAATAAAATCAATATGAACATACAAACAGTGGCCGAATACTTTGAGCAGCTTTGTCGTGAGCATAAGCTGCTGCGGCACTCGGAGGCAGAGCCTCACTTTGTGAACCTTAACGACGACAAGCGCAACATGGGGTTGGCGCAAGAGCTGCGCTTTCCGGCTGTGTACTTTGAGTCGACCGACTTCACGCTGAGCATATCGTCGGTGTCGGTGCGACGTGAGTATACTTGCCACATCGAGGTGTTTGAGCATGTGGCTGACACGGGCGACTATGCCGAGGTGGAGCGTGCGCTGTCCTCGGCAGAGCGGATATTAACCGATATATTTGCACGCATGATGCATGACCGTGCGAGACGTGCCACCGACCAGCGTTGGCTGCTTAACGTGAGCTCGCCGTCGATGATAAAGGTTGTGCCGTTGCAAAACGAGCACAATGCTCTGTATGGCTACATGGCGGAGCTGAAGGTGCCGATACCGGGGTGCATTACTGATAATATTAACAATTTTATAACTTCTAAGAATGGCTGAAACATACGAAAAACTTATATCGTTGGCCGAGACCATACGCACCAATGTGCTGCCGGAGTCGAACACGGCAGGACTTGTGGGGCGGATGCTGCGCGAAATTATAGAAAAGGTGCGGGAGGTAAACACTTCGTCTTCGGGTGCTGTGACAGACATGACTGTCACACCATCTGCCGATTCTACTGGTGTTAAGTTGCAGTTTGTGCTTAATGCTGGCGAGAAGAACCTTGTACATGTTGTCTCGTTACCAATTGTGAGCAACTCTGCAGCTGGTGTTATTACTCCTACTACACTGGCTGACATTACGAGTCAGCTGAACTCGATGTCGAAGAACATTATAAACCTTGCCAACTCGTCGGCATTGCAAGAGCGTACTATTGCTGAGTTGAAACAACAAATTGCAAACGAGGTTACAGCGCGTCAAAATGCCGATACTAGTTTGGGCTCCCAAATATCTGGCGTCGAAACCTCTCTATCTGATGATATTACTAAGGTGAATGACGCTATTAATAGCCTAAAGAATTCAGTGGGCATTGAGAGCGGTATTGCACCTCTGGGTGGTGACGGTCTTGTACCAGAGGATTATCTGCCGGATATGCGCACCAAGATAGGTCGTGAGCCAGGCATGGCTTTCCCAGGTGTGGCTGGCAAGGCTCTTGAGGATGCCGTTGGCACCATCAATACCAAGCTAGGCATTATGCCGATTGTCAATGTTAACGCCATCAAGTCTGCCAACTACACATTGAGCACGGCCATCAATGCTGTGCTGGCAGCCGTTGAGACCTATGGCTCGTTGATGATATCAGGCCTAGTGATGACATACCGCAAAGACTCGACACACTGGGAGCTGAAGCAATACGTTGGCGATGGTGGCAGTTTACCACATTTCCAAAATACCGACAACTGGCAGGATATTGGCGGTGGCGGCTCGTCGGCTGTGTTCAACCCTACGGTGTCGTACCCTATCAGCGGATTCTATGCGCTGTATGACCCAGACAACGAGACAGCGTCGGCTGTGGACGTGGCTTGGAATGCCGGCAAGGCTTCGTTTGGTATGCTGCTTACTATCCAGGTCTCAAAGAAGATTTGGAAGACATACCAATACATAGGCGCAACACTCGGCATTGAGGCTTGGCAAGACACTGCCAACTGGCAAGGCTTTGGCTCACTTGCTGCTGGCTCGGAGACGTACATCAACATAAACAACCTTATTGATGGCAGTGGCAAAGTGGTATATTATACACTCAGTAGTGCTGTAGCTGCTCTCATTAGCTACCAACAGAATACTGCTGTCAATTACATCAAGCGAGGTCTTGTTATATCCTTCCTTTCTGAGCCTAACAAGATAAAGTCGTTTCAATTTCATGGCGACAACATTGCTGACGCGTCGAAGACTGACGACGGTGCCACACTGTGGCAAGAGTTTGGCAAGAGTGAGAACATCAACGTGTCGGACGCTCCAGTCAAAGATGGCAAAGACCCCTACAGCACGGGCGGTGCCTATACCAACACGCCTACCGACCTCGACATTGTGGAGGAGGAAGGCGGTGTCTATAAGTTTGCGCTTACCAATGCCGACGGCAACCAGATAGGCGAGCAGCGCCAGATTGTTATCAAGGGTGGTGGCGGCGCGGTTCAGGCTACGACCGTGAGCATTGCGCTGAAGAAGTCGACGGTGTATGGCGCGGTAGGCTCAAGCATGCTTATCGAGGCTGCCATAATGTCGGTGACTACCACTCCGTCGGGCGACTCGCTCAACTCGATAGCGCGTGTCGACCTCGTTGACCGCTCTACCAACACGGTACTGCAGACGCTTAATGTCAACACAGAGTCGTCGGCAAACCTTACTGACGATTTCAAATTTAAAATTGATATATCCGAGTATTTTGCAACTACTGCAGGCTCGCGCTCGTTCCGTATCGTGGCTTACGATGACGGCGACCACTCGGGCAACAAGAATGTGTCGGCTGTGGGTGTTGACGCTACTGTTGTGTCACAACAGACGCTGAACTATACATCGTCAACGGTGCTGAAGGCTAAGGGTGCTGCGGTGTCGATACCGCTCTACTCGTTCCCTAACAATGCATCGTCGAAGGGTATACGGGCTACTGTTGAGATGTTCTATGGCGATGCCTGGCATACCATCGAGGAGACTGTGGTGACTGACGTGTTTACCCATGCCGTGACTATAGACCCTAAGGCTCTTGAGCTGACCCATGCCTGCTATCCCCTGCGCATACACGGTGTAGACGTGGCTTCGGGTGTGTCGGGCAACTGGCTGTACTCGGGTGTGATGGTGGTTGACGAGGGTGACGTGACACCGCTTGTGGTGATGAGATGGAGTGACGACGGCACACAGACCAAGAAGCTGTTCCAGACGGTGTCGGTCGATGTGGCTGCATACACGGCGGGCAAGACCAAGACGGCTGTTGACGTGATGATGCAGGTGGGCGACAACGCTGCTACTGTTATAGCGCAGCAGTATATGTCGCGCGACCGCACATATACTGTGACCAAGCGACTGGCGGGCATGTCTGTAGGCAGCAAGCTGAAGATATATGCTGTGTCGGGCAATGTGCGCTCGGATGCATACGACTTCAGTGTTGCAGGGTCAATAATTCCGATTGAAACTACTGCTGGTGCCATATTCGATATTGATATGTCGTCGCGCTCTAACAGCGACTCTGACAAGGCTATTTCCGACAACGGGGTGAACATTGAGGTTTATGGTGTCAACTACACCACTAACGGCTTTGTGCGTGACAACTATGGCTCTGAAGACTACGGGCAGACTGATGCTAACGGCAACCCTATAGGGCGTATGGCTTTGCGCATTGCTGAGAACGTTACGGCGAAGTGTGACTTCAAGCCGTGGAGCAATGCTTCTGCCGAGACTACGGGTATGGCTATATCGCTGACCATCAAGCCGGCTAATGTAGCTGACGCTACGGCTCGCCTTATCGACGCGCTTGGTGATGGTCAGATAGGCTTCTACGTGACTGGCGACAAGGTGGTCTTTACGTGCGATGGTGAGCAGTCGACTATGTATACGGCTATGATGCCGCTAAAGGCGGATAAGGTGACACGTGTGGATATTGTTGTTGAGCCGTCGAGCGTTGCTCCATACTCGGGCATCGGTGTTGTGAAGCTCTATGGCGATGGCGAGGAGCGTGGCGCATGCGCTTACACTAAAAATGCGTTGCCGATGAACGACAACATCATCCGCTTCGACGGCACGCTGGCCGACCTCTACCTATACCAGCTAACAGCGTGGCGCACTTACTACCAGTTCCGCCAAGCCTTCAACAACTATCTTGCATCGATGCCTGACACCGACGCTATGGTTAAGGAGTACGAGGCTAACGACGTTATGGCGAGCCAGACTGCCGAGAATACTACCAAGGACCGACCGACTATAGAGGCTTGCAAGAAGGCGGGCTTGTGCGTAATGGTGATGGTGAAGAACAAAAACACGGCTGACACCGAAGACCAATATCCGGGATATCTAGATACGCTCGACGGCGACAAGAAGACGAAGCGCATACTTGACTTCTACCTCTATTTCCCCGATCGTCCTTGGCAGGACTGCTACATCGAGGGTGCAACGGCATCTAACCAGGGTACGACATCGTCGATGCGTCCTGACAAGAATAAGAAGATTAAGACGAAGTCAGCCAAGATTACTTTGCTGCACAAGCGCGAGGAGTTTAGCGGTGCTGACCTCGCTAAGTATGACGAAGCTCTTGCCAATGCCAAGAAGTCGAAGATAAAGGTACTTGAGACTTCTGTGCCGACTAACATCATCACCTTTAAGGTTGACTACTCTGACTGTACGGGCGCGAACAATGGTGCGTCGTGTGAGCTTAACAATCGACTGATTCGTGCTCTCGGTGCTGAATACATGCAGCCGTCGCAAAATGCCTACACTGGCAAGGCAGAGATTAATCCGTCGATAGCGAGCGTGCCGTGTGCCTTCTTCCGCACCGACAAGTATTCGCCAGATGCTACCAACCCGGCTTATGCCTACTTCCACGTCAAGGCCAACCTTAACGAGGATAAGGGCGACGCCAAGGTGTTTGGCTTTGAGGGTGTGGATGGCTACAACAAGAGCTGCATGAACTATGGCGACTTCAAGGAACTTGTTGCCGAACGCGACCAAGACTTCAATGAGTTTAAGGCTCAGACGCTTGCCGACACGTCTAAGCTGCAGGCGGGCGATATATACATGCTGTCGGAGTTCTGCGGTCCTAAGACTGCCTTCATTGAGAATGACGGCACTGGCCACTTTGTTGAGACGAGCGAGGTGGCTGACGCTTTGGTGATAGAGTCGACACTTGCCGAGCTACTATCGGCTGATGTGAAGAGCTATGACTGGAGCGAGGTATACAAGACGAGCGACGGCAAGTATGCCAAGTATGAGGGTGGCAAATGGAAGGAGACAACCGGCTCAATGACCTACGACAAGACGACCAAGCGCTGGCAGGTGACGGGCAGGGTGCTCAACCCGACACAATGCTACGAGCACCTGAAGTACAACGGTCTTAACTGGTATCAGGGTGTGAACTCGGTTGACGACATGCTGCGTCTTGACCCGGCTACGGGCAAGCCGATATGGTTGTCGCATTTTGAAAGCCGTTATCCTGACGACGATGACCTAAACGCTCTGTACGAGAGTGGCAAGAAGGTGCCGTACTACTTCTATGAGAACTTGATGTGGATGCAGCAATGCAACCCCCATCTTACTGAAGCTGACGGCAACATAACACTTGACGGCAAGACGGTGCCAGGCACTCGTGCTAACCGCGCGAAGAAGTTTGCCCATGAGATGCACCGCTACTGGAGGGTGAAGCCGGCGCTATATTACTACATACTTACTGACTACGAGGCTGCGGTGGACCAACGATCCAAGAATATGATGCAGACCTTCATGCTATGTGAGGATGGTGTGATACGTTCTGACTTCAACAACTGGTATGACGGCGACTGTACGCTGGGTGCCGACAACGACTGCGCCCTTACTATTTCGGCATTGCTCAATCCACTACTGGTTGGCGAGGGTGAAGAGGGCAGACTGTACCAGGGCTGGGACAGCGTGTTCTTCCAGCGGCTCAATGAGAACCCCGTCATTTGGCTTGATGACTACAAGGATGGTGATGACAAGAGCGGCTATACTGACAAGCAGCGTTTTGTGACACTGCATGATGTGGCAGACGAGATGCGCAAGGCAGCGGATAAGCAGGGTCTTAAGGTGTTCTCTTACGATGGCCTGTACCAGATATGGATGACTAAGCGTATTTTGAAATGGGCTAAGATTATATCATCGTTCGATGGTGAGCGCAAGTATATACAGCACTCGAAGGCGAGTGCCAACTACTTCTTTGCCTTGCACGGCTTGCGCCTTGACGATATGCCTGAGTATATCAAGACGCGCTTTGCCTATCGTGACGGCTACTACCAGGTGGGCGACCTCTACACCAACCCGATGAAGATGCGTGCTTCGGGCAAAGCTATCACTGTGAGCATTACGGCTGCCAAAGACGGATTTTTCGGCATTGGCGAGGACCGAGCCGACACTGCAGCCGACTCTAAATATCTGAAGAAGGGCGAGAGCTACACGTTCTTCCGAGACAGCCCTCGTAGCTACTCGGAGTCGGGCACCATGCTATATGTGTTTGGTGCAGCCTCGCTTGCTTCGCTCGACATCAGTGCCGCTACGCCTAAGGCGCAGGGTTGGGATATACAGTATTGCAAGTTGCTGCAACGGCTTACGGTTGGTGACGCCGACTATACTCCGTTTACGGTCGATGGCACTCTTGACACGCTGAACCTGGGCAACATGCCGTTCCTGCAGTCGCTCGATGTGCGCAACACACTGGTAGCGTCTGTTGACGCGAGCATGTGTCCTCGACTGACGAGCATCAAGGCAGATGGTAGTCGTGTGCAGAGTGTCGAGATAGCCGAGACTTCGCCTGTCAGTGAGCTTACGCTTCCGGCTACGCTCAAGACTGTCAAACTGATAAACTTGCCAAACCTTAGCTATACTAAGACTGGCGGCAACTTGCAGATTGCGTCTCTTGCCAATGTGCAGACATTGCGCATAGAGCACTGCAAGGAGATAGAGCCGTTGACTATGCTGCAGAGGGTAGTCGACGCACAGACGGGTAGCAGACAGCTGACAGCCATAAGAGTGGTGCAGGAGCTATCTGGTGATGGCTCGCTCTTGACTTTGCTCTTGACGCTCGGCGTGCGTGGCATTACCGAAGATGGCAAGTTGCAAGACAAGCCAGTTGTAGAGAGTGACTATCAGCTTACTCGTGTGCGTGAGCAGTCGTATATTGACAATCTTACTCAGCATATTGAGGGTTTGACGATAGTGATGTCGATTATGGCTTACATCAACGCCGTTATAGACTTCCTCGGTGAGCAATACTCTGGCGAGGCTGAGGTTGAGAGCGTGACGCTCGACAACATCAACGACTATCTCAAGCAATACAACGGCGAGACCTACGACGACTACTATAACCGTCTGGCTGAAGCCGATGATGATATTCTTAACATTATAGACAGATAACAATGGCAAGCAATCAACAAAACATTACTGGCCTCCTGCTCGCAAAACGCGAGCAGGTTAAGGCTCTACATGACTTGGGTTTTGCAGACATAACCGAGTCTTCGCGTGCCTCGCTCTTTGCCGAGCGCATACGTTGGGCAGCAGGTCTGCTCGATATTCGTGTTGCCGCCGACCGCAAGCGCGACGGCAAAAAGTTTTATTTCACCGTTGAGGAGTGGCAGACCATCGACAATGCCGGACGCTCTGAAGAGTTTGCAAGGCGTGGTCTGCGCATCCGTGCAGACGGTCTGTCGTTCGTCATGGCGCTTCAGTATTACAACAACAAGGCCTGGGGCTCGCGCTCAACAGTTACAGATCTAACGTCGTTTGGTGGTATTGCTGGTGCTTGGGCTCATCAGGATGTGGCTCGTTTTAATGCTCGTATACTTGAGTATTATGCCGGTCAAAATGCAGATGAGGTGGTGGGTGCGCCTGCTGCGGAGGCAGCTAATGGTTATCACGCTTATCTTGAGGGCGATGGTGTTAAAGTTAATGGCGTAGCTGTTGATGACCAGACAAAATGGTTGTTGCCTGATGCGTCGCAAACTTTTGTAATGTATAGGCATCGCAAGGCGATTGACACTGTAATAACGCAGGTGTGGGGTCAGGCTTTCACTCTTGAGAAGTCGGTTGATGTTATATGGACTTGCCTACAATATAGAGAGGCCAACGCCTATCGTTTCTCTGTTCTTAACGGTGAGCTCTACTCTGATTCTAAAACAGTTAGCCATTCTGTTATACCAATCTCTGAAGAATAAAAACTATGGATAATGCTAATAACAGTTCAATAATCCTTGGTCTTAACAAGCAAGACCAGATTAAAGCTCTTCGCGAGGTGGGCTTTACAGACCTCGCCGACAATGCCTCATGGTCTGAAATAGTGGCTCACATGCGATGGGCAGGCGGTCTGCGAGATATTCAGGTGGCCGCATACCTTAAGAGTTCTCTGAGAGACTCGTCGCCACAGCGCTTTTACTTTTCTGAGGAGCAGTGGCAAGCTATGACGGTTAACGAGAAGTCGAAATACGTGGCTTTCGGTGTGGCTATCCGTGCCGAGCGCATGGCTTTTGTCATGGCTCTACATAATGCCACAACCGGCTCGACAAGAACATTTACATGGGGTCCGACGGATGTTAATGTGCCAGGTCTTAAGGATTTTGGTTCTAACAATCAGGGAGTGTTTGAAGATACCGACGGCGAGCTCAATACAGACCTTATCCTCGCTTGTGCCAAAGAGCAGGGCGTGAGCTTCCCAGCTGCCGAGGCTGCCCGAGCTTACAAAGCTTTCACTAAGGCTGCCGACAGCACAGCTATAGACGACCCTACAAAATGGTCGTTGCCAGCCCAGGGGCAGCTCCGCATGTTTTATAAATACATGGTTGAGATTGATATATTCTTAACAAATAATTTCGGTTCTTCATATAAATTAACAAAAGACTGGCACTGGAGCAGCACTGAGTGGGGGGCTTCGAACGCGTGGTACGTGTACTTGGGCAACGGTAACGCGACCGACGGCAACAAGTCTAATACTTACTACGTTCGG